TAACATTTTTGGAAACTCCCTAATGCTTTTAACAAGTTGCCCAAACTTATAATCTTTTATAAATCTTGGGTTGTTAGGGTTTGAAATTACTTCTGATATTTTTACTTTTTTTATTTGCATAGCTTTATCTATAACGAGTTTATTTATTTATTTACAAATTCTTGTTCTTGTATTTTATTTAATTCAATCTTGTCTAATTTTGCAGCATAGGTTTGCGATGCAGTTGTAAACATTTGAGTTACTGTCTGGTCGTCTAAATTTTCTACTGTGTGTTGTATATAAGTTTTCATGTCTTTAATACTTGATACACCTATAACTTTTTTTAAAACACAGTCAAGTTTTTTATTGTAAGTAGTATAAATATCATATTGCTGCAAAGAGTGGTATATAGTAGCGTGGTTTGGTTTCCATTCTGATATTGCTCCGATTGCTCTTGCAATTTGAGTTAAACCCATATTTCGGTAGTTGTAGAAATAATTAATCAAAACAGACCTTGCTTCTATATATTCTCGTTTCCTTGTTTGTTTTAAAAAATCAAAACCAAATTCGTGTTTAAACTCATCTGTTATTGTTATAAAATCTTTTATCATTATAATGTTCCTTTAATGTAGTAATCGTTAATACTTGCGTTTTTTTCTTTAAAATAAGAGTTGTAAGTGTCAATACCTAAACTAACTTTTTGCTCACCACTTTGGTAAAACTCTTCCGAGCAATCCCAAACACCAATATCTAAACTTCCTTTGTCTACAACTAAAAATTTAAACTCCGAATAGTGTATGTCAAACAAATTGCAGTATAAATAAACTTGAACATCATATCCATACTTTCTTGCACTATAAGGAAATGCTTTTATATCACTTGTAGTCTTAATATCGCAAAGTCTATTCTTACCTAAAATATCTGCTTTACCTCTAAATGGCATACCCATTACGTTTCCAATAATAGGTACTTCAAACTCACAGTCAGACAACATTTGCATAGCCATTTCGTTTTTGAAAACTGCATCAGCGACACGCTCTGCGTCATTTTTTTCTTTTTTAGTATATACAGTTCCAAATTCTGCTTTCGCTTCTTTATATGCTTTTGAGTTTTTACTCAATACATCGACGAAATGAAATTCCTCAAATTTTTCTGGCTCTAATATTAAAGTATGCAACAGTGTTCCGTCTCTCAATGGTTGTGATTCTTTGTTGCCATACTTATTTACATAATAATATTTCTTTGGACTGTCTACAAGCAACTTAATGCTACTACTACTTAATGCTAATTCGTTAAGTTCTCCGTAGTAAAAATGATCATCATACATCTTTTTAAGTAACTCATCTGTTTTATATTCTTGTCCGTTTAATAATTTTATTTTCATTTTTTAAAATATTTTAGTTTCATTGTATCCCACCAAGTCATTTGTTGGTATTCTTCTTCTGTAAAAATTTCTACCCTAGATGTTCCATTTTTATTCTTGTATTGTATTGCATGTAATCCAGAGGGTAATATTACGTGGTTTGGGTCTATATTTTCATCTCTCATAACATTGATGCTTCAAAACAAGTTCCACTACAAACACTGCCTTCTTTATCAACTGGTGTTCCACATTCTGTGCATTCAAACTCCCCTTCCATATCGTATGCAGGGTTTCCATAATCTTGTATTTCCATAATTTGTCTTTTAAAATATTTTTTTTAATTTTATTATTTCTTTCTTTGCAATTTCAAGTTCTGCTTCTGCTCTCCTTGCTCTCAATACTCCCCTATTTTTATCTTCTCTATATTGATTAATTGCTTTGTCATACATTTTTCTGTCTTGTTGTAAGCTATTAACATAAAAAAATATTCTTGCAGTAGCTTTTGACATTTCAGTTAATGTTGGGGTTTCGTTTTTTTTACATTGATTAAGTATAAGAGTACTCAACATTTCTATATCTGTTAAGTACTCCATATCTTTCAAAAGGTCTATTTTAGCATTCATCTGTATAATCTGCTAAAAGTTCTTGTTCTGCTTTCGCTTCTAACAATTTGCTTTCAAACAAATCAATTAAACATTTTGCTTTTTCTAATCTTTGAGTATGGTAAGATAAGTCCCATTTCGCATCTTTTAACTCTTTTTCGTAAATCGCAACTAAATTTTCATTCATAATATTTGTCTTTTAAAATTAATAATAAATAAAGATAACAGAATTATTTTACTTATACAAAATTTTTAATAACTATTTTTTGTTTAATTTAAAATACTCATCCCAAACACCTATTTTTTCTTCATTGGAAATATCAAAAATACTTGCTTGACTTTCTGGTAATAAATAAACTTCTTTTTGAACTCTATTGCTATTCCAATATGTCTTCACAGGGCACTTCTTTGTCATGATGTTAAGTTCTTTTAACTTGTCAAGCCAAAACCAATAATTACCTTTTGGGTCTGATACAAAGTAAATTTTTACCACATCCTCTGGCAATTCCATTAAGTCATTATATTTTTTTACTTCAAGCATTTTATCTTCATAATAAGTTTTTCTAAACTTCATTTCAATAACACACTTATTTCCTTTGGGAGTAAAACCTTTTGCATCATAAGGCAAATTGCTTTGTCCATTCCATTCAAGATTCCAATGATCAAAAGTATTTAAAAACAAAACTAATGCTTTTTCAAACTTTCTTGTTTTATCAATTTGTCTCATATAATTCATCTATTTGAGCAATCCATTGTTTGATAATTGCAGGGCTGCAAGTGCAAGGTTTATAATAATTATGATTAAAATATTTAGAATGAAGCTGACAAACCAACTCAAATTGTTTTTGGTTTAAAGAATGTTTTACTTCTGTTTTAAATTTGTACCAATCTAATTTATCTACCTCTACCATAATTCGATGTCGTTCCATTTATCTTGTCTTTTTTTACACCCACAATCTTCATACCCTAGTAATTTAGTAGACTTCTTGACTAGCCATTTTATACCTGTGTAGTATGTTATTCTTTCTACTAAATCGCCTAACCTCAATCTCATAATGTTGATTTTAAAATTTCTATACATAATTGATGTGGTATTTTACTTCTATTGTAATTACCTTTCACTCCTTGTGTTCCTGTTTGACTACCCCTTGGTGCAGCTTCGTGGTGGCAATTTTTATTTTCATTATAACATTTTGGTCTTGGTTGCCAACCATTTGAATTAAAAATACTATATAAATTATTACTCCAAATATCAGTAGGTTTTGCTCTGTTATCTCCATACCTGCAATACCAAACAGTTGTTCTATGCAACCCTTTAACTACTTTTAGTTTTCGTAATTTACCTCTTGGGTTTTCTATAAACCAAAATTTAGGTTTTAATTCTTTTATTATCTCTAATGTTTTTTCTACAAACTTAATTCCTTTTAAAGCATTTTTTGACTTTGGAGTGTGGTCTTTATTCCAATGTGTTCCAATACTTGCAACAGAAAAATAAGTACAAGGTGGACTTGCCCAAATAATATCTGGAACAAAAGGTATTTTATTAATATCAAAATTTAAAATATCAACTGCGTAATCTATATTTTCAAAACTATTTACATCACTACTAAAAACTTCAAAACCAAGACTTTCCGCAGCCTTTCCAAAACTTCTACTACCTGCAAATAATTCTAAAACTTTCATTTTAATAAGTCTTTTATTGGGTTTAGGTCTTTATCCTTAATCTCATAAACTGGTGCTTTAAAAACAGTATAAGTCCCATTGTCTCTTAATCTTTTAGAGCCTTTTTTAAATTTTTCAGCTCTTTCAAGTAATTCTTTTTTTGTTACCCAACCGCAAATAGTTAGTTCGCTTGTTTTTTTATTTAATGATGTGAAGATATAAACATCACATTTAAAGTGTTTTTGTAATGCACCAAAATTATGTACATAACTTGGCTTCATATCTACATTTCTGCCCATTGTTTTAACATCAATTTTTTGTCCGTTATATTTAAAATCAAACCCTCCATCAAAACCGGGTTTTAATTCAGTATCTACACCAAATAATCTTTTTGTTGTAACCTCTCCAAGCAATCCAATGTACTGTTCTGTTTTACTTCCGTCTCCTACTCCTCTTTGAGCAATATTATTTTCTTTAAGGAAATTCCAAACTAACATTTTGTTTTCTTGTGTAATTTTTACTCTCATAACTTCTGATTTAATATTTTCTTTATTTTTTTAACTGTTCTGTATATTGAATAATAACCTATTCCTGTTTTTTTACTTAACTCTAACATTGAATAGTTTTCTATAAAAACAAGTTCGTATATTTTTTGATCATATATCTCCCAACTTTTAATTTCTTTTTTTATTTCATTTAATTTACTATGATATTCAAAAGATATATCTGACATTGAGGGTTCCCAATAAGAGATAGTTTCTAAACTTACATTTTTAGGTTGTTTACATTTAACCTTATCTAAAAACAAACCTCTTAATACTCTAAAAACAAAATAATAATTAACTTCATCAGCGTTAAACATTAAAGTTTTATTATACTTACCATTCCAAGCATAAATTTTCAAATACATTTCTTGAACTAAATCTTCTGCATCATTAGACAATCCAAATGACTTTGAAATTTGCAACCATTTCTTATGGTCTTTTGCAAGTATGCTTAAAACATCACTCATACATTTTAGCTACCATTAAGTTCAGACATATCTTTTTCTTCTGGCTCTATTTTATTAGAAATGTGGTGTATCATAACGTATAACTCACCTATTGCTTTTTCAATTCTTTTTATTCTTTGGTCTGTTGTGTATTTTTTATCTTTCATTACATATTTATTACTTTTCGGACTTCTTCTTTAATTGGTTTTTCTAAAATAGGGACACCATTAATTTCAAAACCTACATTTCCAATCATACTTTTTAATACAATAGGCTCGTCCATTGGTGTTGGTCTTCCACCTGTTTCAATTTCTTTAATTTTCCTTACATGTATATGACTTTTCATCCAATCACTTGGGTGTTGTATATATCTATGAATTACTAAAAAATCATCTGCCCTATTTACAAACTTACCCCCACCTTCAACATCGGCTGCCATTGGTGGTATTGGGTGTCCAACATACTCGTGTCCTATTGAGTGCTTATATCTTAATGCAGCGGTATTAGCATGTGAATTTAACCAAATACTTACATTGTGTTTTTTACAAAATATCCTCATTTCAGTTGTTGCTTGATAGTCATACTCGTGTCCACCTAGATTCTTCATAATTTCACTATCTTTTATCAAACTATTATAAGGGTCAATTAATAAACCTTTATAATTCCAAGCATCTTTTATACTTGTAGCAAACTCAATTAAACTCCTATATGTTTGCAAAGTATTGTTATCTATAATTTTAAAATAGTCATCAATAAAACTTAAATGTCTTTCAAAGTCTTCTTTACTTATTTTATTTATTGGTTTTTGGTCTAAAAACTCAACTAACTTTCTTACTATACTATGTGCTTCATTTTCACTACTAAAAACTAACCACCTTATTTTTAATCTCTTTGCATATAAAAGCATTAAATAAAGAATCACTGTTGTCTTACCAACATTTGCGTGTCCTAAAACTACATTAAAATTACCTTCTTTAAATCTTATAAAATTATCTATTTCTGGAACTCCTATCTTTTTTCCTTCTGTAATTTTACCTGTTCTTATTAAATCAAGTTTTTCTTTTAATAAATTACTACTAACTATCATATTTTGTCTTTTAAGTTTTGTTAAGGTATTATAAATTTATGATAAAAAAAATTTTATTATAAAAAAAGGGCTAATTAAAGCCCTAATTTAAGTGTTCATTATTTTAAAGTGTTCAGTGACAATGAACGAATGATTAAAATGGTAAGTCATCTGTTACAGTATCTCTACTTGCTAAATGGTCTTCATGTTTTACTTCTGTCTTTGGTGTTGGTTTGAAAGTTGATAACGCTGCATACATTTTTCCTGCTTTACTTTCACAAATTTGTATTTTACCATAACCTTTGTTTGCTTCAAAAACATCCTTATACGTTATTAGCATTTCAGCTAATTGGTCTACTTTGAAAGCTAATTCCATTTTAACCCATTCTACTTGTCCTTGATTGACAAACATTCCTTGTACTAATTCACTTGATTTGCTCATAATTTTTATTTATTAAATTTTTGTTATTTGTGGTTTACTTGATACTGTTTTTTTAAAACTTTCGCTTTCATCTTCTCCAAAAACTCCGAGTTCATAAAAACCTGTTAATTTTAATACTGCTCTACTCATTGCTCTTTTTTCAGCCATTTCTGCTACATACCAACTATTGGTATTTCCGTCTTTATATCCCTCTCCTTTTAATGCACTACCAAAGGTTTCAATTATTGCATCTCCTTTTTGTGCAGTTGCTTTAAAAACAGAAAAAGCAGGCTCGCATCTTATTACATCATAATGTATCTTTATTTGTGCGACTGCTTGTATTTTATCTATACCTTGTCTTGTGATTATTGTATAGTGTTGGTGTTTAAAGAAATCATCTTTTTCTAAATTATACTTTTTGTATAACTCAATTAACTTGTCTTTTTTCATTTGATTATTTATTTAGGTTACTAATGTTAAACTCTTGCTCAATAACTTCGTTTTGGGCTTCTAAAAATTGTACGCGTTTTTTTAATGCATCAATCCTTTGTAGTAAAAATTCTTGTGTTTCTTGCGTTGCTCTGGTACGAGATACGTCTTCTGAATGTGTCATAAATTGTCTTTTAAATTAATATCAGTCATAAAGATATAAAAAATATTTAATAAAAAAAAATATTTGGCACAAAAAAAAGAGGCAAACTAAAAGTTATACCTCAATTTTCAAAATTAAAAGACAATCAAATATACTAAAATATTATAATTCAGCAACCTTTTCTTTATAAAAATTTATTAAATCAAGTAAATCGTTGTTATCGTACTTTACTGTTTTGTGGCTTAATAGGTTTAATTTTTCAGCTAAACCATTTTCAATATATGCATCTAAATTTCTTCCAAAGGTATACTGTTCACCGTATCTAAAAACATTGCATCCTGCACACTGTACTTGGCAGTTTTTTTCATTCCACCTTGTGGCATAATGTTTTCTACTCATAAAGTGACCGCATTGTAATTTCTTCCAATGATCATTTTTACCACAAGTAAAGCATTCTGTTATTCCGTTTGAATCAGCGTTTCTTTGCCTTATATATTGTGAAAAAATAGCGTCAGCTTTTTTAACTAATGTACTTCTTTTTGGTTTTTTTGCCATTAAATAGCATTGTCTAATATTTCAATAATATGTCTAATTTCGCTTTTTTCAAATCTTCCTTCAACAGTTGAATTATAGGTTTTAAAAGTTAATTGGTACATATCTTTTTCTTCGTTTCTATTTTCTTGTTTACCTAAATTTTGTAATTTTAACTCAAATTTCATTATATATAGTATTTACGCTTAATTATATTTTATAACGTTTTTGTTTTTTGTTTGCACAAAAACTATTGTTAAATCAATATTATTAAACAATTATAGAGCGAAGTTATATTAAATTTTTTAGAATGTCAAGACTTATAGTAAAGTTTTAATAACTATTGATGTTTTTTAATAAACTTATTTATTAATAATTATATTTTTTGAGATTTTTTCTGCACTTCTACCGACTACATAACCACCAATACCTAATTGTAATAAGTTCCAAAACTCATTTTCTAATGGTGGGATAGGTAAATTAAATAACGGTGCTATAAATTTAACATACATAACAATGAAACCAAAACACAACATTAAAATAGGTCTCCAACTTCTTTGCAGCCAATTTCCATTTGCTTCTGTAACAATTATTTCTGTTTGCAGTCTTTGTAGTTCAAGTTGTTGCTCTTGCAATACTTTAAACACCTGATTTTTAGCGTTTATACGCTCCTCTTCGGAAGTAAATAAGTTATCAATGACTTTACCTATCTCTCCTATTACTCCTGTTGTAAACCAACTTAATATTTTTTTCATTTTACCATTGGAATTGTATTTGTATAACACCTAAAAATATATTTATTTCTTCGTACTCAAAATTTTCTTCTGCTTCCATGTAACCAACACCAAAAATAAAAGATTTTGGAAACAATATGATCAAGTTTATATCTGCCATTTTAAAAATGATTACTTATCCATTCGTATTCTTCTGTTGCATCAAAACAAGGGCAACTTTTTGCTGCGAAATCTCTATGTGAGTAAATTTTCGCTGATGAGTATAATGTTTTTAATGAACATAAAAGGTCTTCTAATGCTTCTTTTTGTTCTGGTGTTCTGGTATCTTTTGCAATCCATTTACCATTTTTTCCTCGTTCAGATTCTACACCACCAATATAACAAATTCCGATGCTGTCGAAATTGTGATTTTTCGTGTGAGCACCGCTTTGTTCAATCGGTCTGCCTTCTTCAATTTCTCCGTCTAAACCAATAACATAATGATAACCAATATCTTTCCACCCACGTTTTAAGTGCCATTTCCTAATAGTATTAACACTTACTTCTTTACCCTCCTGCGTTGCAGAACAGTGTACTATTATTTTGTTAATCTTTCGCATACGCATTCAGTTTTGCATTCAGTTTTTAAAGTTTCTAATTTAGCGTTCCACCAAAAGTGTAAGCTACATTTTTTGTCTTCTAACCAATCTGCTAAATTTCTTAATCCTTTAATCATTTTTTTTCTTTTTATGCTTGACCTCCGTCTGTTATTACCCAATCATTTGGCGTCGATGTAAGTGTATTTCTACTTGATAATGCTGATGCAGAATACTTGATTGTTCCTGCGCTTAATTCCACATTTGAAATGACTGACCTTGATGCCCAACCAATTAATTTAGCACTATAATTAATCGTACTTAAACCACTATCTTTAAAAGTTTCTCTCATTGAAACTACACTACTCACATTCCAAGAACTTAAATTTTGATTGAATGATGTGCTTTCAAAAAACATAAACTGCATCTCATTAAGACTACTTGTATTCCAACCGCTGATATTTTGGTTAAAAGACGTAGCACCCCTAAACATAGAGTTAAAAGTTGTTACATTGCTTACATCCCAATTTGAAATATTATCATTGAAAGTAGTTTTATCTCTAAATAAATTAAACATATTAGTAATAGCAGTAACATTCCACGTATTAATTTGTCCATAGGTGGATATTGCAGACGCTCTATCTGAAACCCATAAATCTACTGCGGTTTGCAGTTGTGGTTTAGTTAAAAATACGTATGGTCCACTAGCAGGTGGACATTGACTGAATTGTTCTGCAGGTATTGAGTTTTTATTTGACTCATCTCCCCAATATGAAGAACAATATATTTGTCCCCAATTAATTTCTGCCATATTATTTCTTTTTAGTCATTAAATACCATTTATGAAGTGTATATCCTATTGAAACTATTAAAAGTGTTAGTTTTAATACCACGTCTATATTTGTGAAACTAATCATTAAGCTACTCCCATTTAGTGCATATATTTTTATATCTGTAAAACTCATTTTTTATTTTATTAATCTTGTATTTCTAATGTAACACTTGTAGGTGTTATTAAATTATTGATTATATCTTGAACATAAGATTCTATATTAGAAACTTGATCACTTCCTATGGCTAATTTTGTC